TTATTCAGGTTTAAACATCACGGCTTTTTGTTGTAATTTTGTATTCAGTTCATTAAAGCGAGCTTGTAACGGCAGCATCTCATGCGCTGTAAAAAGCTTCGCTGCTGTATCTGCCGCGCCGAAGCCCCCTGTGTTACTGGGCACAATGCCTAAGAGTTGCGGCGGTACGCGGTGCGCTGCTAATAGATCGTCCCTTGTCACATTTTTGATATTAAAGAATTCATCTTTTGCGGTAATTTCTGACACGGGGATTAACTGCAACCCGTCTTTTTTGCCATTCGGCGCATACACAAAGAGATTCCTAAAATTCCCTGGCCCTTTGCTTTCTTTAAGTGCTTGCCGTAAATGGTTCACATCGTCTTCTTGATGGGCGGCATCCGTCATGTACAGAATAAAGCCGGCATGACTGCCATTTTCGTAATACTTACGCCGAAATAACGTCGCTGATTCATTCAACCAAGCGGCATGTAACGCGCCTAAATATTCAGGGAGACCGTATACCTCTTGATTTATATCGGGTTCCATCAAATGCAAAATGCTACCGGCTTTAAAGGAATGCTCTTGTTGCCAGCCTTGTACAAAGTAGTATGTTTTAAGATCGACTCCACGGCGTATATATTTAGCGGGGACATGCTGGAGTTCGACGATTTGCCCCAACCGATTACAGCGCTTTTCTAAATACGCATTACCCAACACTAAAAAATCTAACGCTAATCGGCTAAACGTTTCTCGGGAGAGCCAAGGATGTGAGATAAAAGATGAGGTTAAAAGGTTACGCTTAAAGTAAATAGCTGAGCTATGATGAGTGCTGGCTCTAAACGACTTGGCTAGCCCTTCCCAACTGATCGGTGGCTCGTACCATTTTCCATTCATCCAGCATTCCAGGTAGTCGAGCATTTCTGCTTGATTTAGCGCGGGCCTCGGTTCCCCAAACGTAAACATTTCTATTGCCATCAATAAAACTCCATAAAGCCGTGGTTATCGGCACCTGCTAACGGTTCATGATCGAGTGCATGCAAACACGCCCACGCTAAATCAGCATGGCCGGTGATTTCGTTACGTTGAGATTGATACGTGACTTGCCTACCGCTTGCGGTTAAGGTTTGGCGAATGCTCATCAACGCTTGGGCTAAATCTGTCCAGCTGGCATCAAAGGCTAATCGCCCACGGCGGATAACCGCTTGCCCTTTGAGCACTAAGCGGTTTTTGACTTCAGGTGAATAGTGAATGCCTGTGACAGCGGGAAAAAAACGCTTAACTAATTGAAAGACGCCTTGCCCCATGCCAGTCGTGTCAATGCCGATATACGTGACGTGATAACGCTCAGTAATTTTTTTTATTTGCTCGGCTTGCGCTTCAAAGTCTAGATGCCGCCATTGATATTTCTCCAATACACGGAAACGGTCATGATTTGGGGTAGGCGGTGCAATCACGACGCACCCCGCTGCATCCCGGGATAATGAGGGGTCGTAGCCAATCCACACCGGCGCATGGCCTAAGGGTCGCGGCGCAAGTGGCTTAAAGTCTTCCCATTCCACCCACGCATCCACCATGCAACGCTGACATTCAGCTAGCGTAAAAACGGAAGCGGTATCGTCAATAAATTGGCACATCAGCAGATTTTGATAATCCTCGGGGCTATATTCATTTTTGAGTTGCGCCAGATCGAATAAATGACAGCCGCTATTTATTGCATCTTCCACCGTCACCATTTGCCGCCATTGCTGATCTAGGCAGAGTTTCCCTTCCTTTAAGGCTGCATAGCTGGTGTCAACTTTAATCGGCTCTTCTGTTTTTCTGCCACGGTTAAAGTGTTCCCCACTCCAGAAGGGGTAAGCCTCATGAGTGAGGCTCGAAGGTGTCGAGAAATACGTCTTTCGCCATTTCGCGTGCATTGCCATGCCGGAGGCGACTTTGTTTAACGTTGTAAATTGCGGTGTCCAAAAGTACTCATCAAAGTAAAAGTTCCCGTGATAGCTTTGTGCGGTGCGTGCATTCGTACTGAGAAAATAAAGCGTTGCGTGATTCGCTAATACAATCGGTTCGCCTCGTAGCTCAACACCTACCACGTCTTGAACAAATTGCACCACGTATTGTCTAAAGATTTGCGCTTGTGCTTTACTCGCGGATAAGAAGATTTGATTGCGGCCTGTTTCTAACGCATCAATCAGTGCCTCTCGAGCGAAATACCACGTTGCGCCAATCTGACGAGATTTCAATAAATTGCGGGTGCGTTGATAGCCGTTTTGATACCAGCGCTTCTGATAATCGAATAGCGAATCAATAAACGCCTCTTGTAGTTTTTTTTGTTGCTCATCGCTTAACGCATTACGCGGAAGTTTTTTAACGGCTTGTGTTTTAGTGCTGTCTGTTGCGCTGTGACTTAAACGTTCAATTTGACGCGCCAATAAATCAATTTCTTTAAAGTCTTTGCCTGCTTTCTCTTCTCGAGCAATCAATTCCGTTAAGCGATCTTCCAGACTTGCTACGACTCGTTCAGCGCCACTCAGTCTCTCCCATTGCTCTCGCCGCTTCCACGCAGCAACGGTTGCGTATTTCTTCCCGAGATGACGAGCAATCGCCGCAAGCGTCCACCCTTGCTCATAAAGGCGGCGTGCTAAACAACGAGAATCCGATAGGAAAGAATCAGTCATAGCGCTTACCGTACTGATGCTTTTTTGCTTGTGCGAGACCTTAAATATGTACTCACAGCGAATACATATTTAAACGCTTGAAAGCCTCACACAAACCGCCCACGATGTGTCATCACTCACTGTTTACGGATAGAGCATGGGTTCTTCTCATAAATTCTTTCGTGTGGCGACTGAAGGCGCAACGGTAGACGGACGCACCATTAAGCGAGCCTGGCTTGAACAGATGGCGCAGTACTATAACCCCCAACTGTATAGCGCTCGCGTCTTTATCGAACATATCCGCGGTATGGTGCCCGATGGCCCCTTTAAAGCCTATGGCGATGTGCTTGCGCTTAAAACGCAAGAAAGGCCAGACGGCAAATTAACGTTGCTCGCGCAAATTGAACCGACACCTGAACTCGTCGATCTCATTAAAGCCAAACAAAAGATTTATACGAGTGTCGAAATTAATCCTGATTTTGCTGATACCAAAGCCGCGTATTTAGTGGGCTTAGGCATTACCGATAGCCCCGCAAGCTTAGGCACAGAACGCTTATCGTTCACTCGGCAGCCTGCGTCCGCCCACATTTTTTCTGAGGCAGTAGAAATGACTAATGAAGAAGATGAATCAGAAATGCCTTCGATGCTCTCGAAAGTAAAAACCTTATTGGGCTTATCGAAATCTCAGATAGCACAAGATGATCAAAAATGGCGCGATGATCTAAATGAAGCGCTAGAAACGCTGGCGCGTCATAGTCGAGAGCAGCTTGACGCTTTCGCCCGCTATCAATCGCGTGTAGACGCACTCGACGCACAGGTAAGAGAGTTGGCGACTCGCCAAGCCCAAGACCAAACCGCCTTTCATGCGCTGAAGCAACAACTTGAATTGACGAGCGACCTCACCCCACCACGGCCTATTGCGACAGGTTCCAGCGCCGTTATGTTGACTGATTGCTAGAAGGAAGACGCGATGCGTAATCAAACCCGCCAACGCTTTAACGGCTATTTAGACCATATCGCCACCCTAAACGGCGTGAGCGACGCCACGCAAAAATTTAACGTTTCCCCGAGTGTTCAACAGACGCTAGAGACCCATATCCAAGAGTCCAGCGCTTTTCTATCCCGTATTAATGTGATCGGCGTCAGAGAGCAAGAAGGCGAAAAGTTAGGGCTAGGCGTTGGCTCTCCGATTGCAAGCACAACCGATACCTATAGCCAAGAGCGTCAAACGGTTGACCCGATTTATTTAGACGGTCAACGCTACCGGGCCGAACAAACGAATTTTGATACACATATTAAGTATGCATTACTCGATATGTGGGCGGGCTTTACCGATTTCCAAGCACGTATCCGAAATACGACGCTAAGACGGCAAGCGCTCGACCGTATTATGATCGGATTTAATGGCGTGCACCGCGCCAGCACATCAGATAGAGTCAGAAATGATTTATTACAAGATGTGAATATCGGCTGGCTACAACAGTACCGTAATCATGCGCCAGAGCGGGTCTTAAAGGAGAGTCAACGAGGCGGCCCAATCGTGATTGGCAAAGATGGCGACTATGCCAATTTAGACGCCTTAGTGTTTGATGCCGTGAATCACCTCATCGACCCGTGGTTTCAAGAAGATACGGAACTGGTAGTGATTTGTGGGCGTAAGCTGTTACACGATAAATATTTCCCTATCCTGAATAAAGAACATCGACCAACTGATACGTTAGCGGCTGATGTCATCTTGGGTCAAAAGAGAATTGGCCATTTGCCTGTGATACGGGTGCCGCATTTCCCGAATAACAGCTTACTCATTACCCGCTTAGATAATTTATCGCTGTATTGGCAGCTAGGCGGACGACGACGCACGATTGTCGATAATGCCAAACGCGATCAAATCGAAATCTACGAATCAACGAATGATGCGTACGTGATCGAAAACTTTGGCGCCGGATGCTTAATCGATAACATCGATGAGGGAAAGGTATTTCCCGATCAAGACGAGGCTTAAATGAAAAGCCCAGCTCAATATCATCTTGAACGGATGCAAGCCCAAACAGCGGCCACCGGACAAACCCGAGCCGATGTCAGCCACTATGCATTAATGCTGGCTAAGCTTGCAACAGATCGTCAGCGGCTGAAAGGCATTCAATCTCTGACGCGCAAAATCGACGTTAAGCGCGAGCTATTACCTGAGTATGAAGCTTATGTGACAGGCGCATTAGAAAGTGCTCAAGGTGTGCAAGATGATGTGTTAACGACAGTGATGGTGTGGCGCATTGATATAGGCAATTATGCAGGCGCATTGACGATTGCCGCTTACGCGCTGAAACATGGCCTAACGTTACCTAATCAATACGAGCGTACGCTCGTCACCTTCGTTACTGAGCAAATTGCCGAAGCCGCGTTAACGGTCGGTGAATCTTTTGATCTGGCACTATTAACCGAACTTAATATGCTCACTGAACAGCACGATATGCCCGACCCTGTGCGCGCGAAGCTTCATAAGGCGTTAGGTATCGTGCTGCAAGCGAATCAACCCGATCAAGCACTACCCCATTACCGCCGAGCATTTGAGTTGGCGCCCCGTTGCGGCGTGAAAAAAGACATCGAGCGATTAGAGCGGCAGTTAACAGTTTCCACCCCACCGAGCGGCGCAGAGAACACCACCGTGTGAACGCGATGGCGCTTCTCTGCTCACCGCTCTTTTTTATTGGCCCACGATGGACTTTATCGCAACCGCCCCCGCTGAGTCTGTTACGACAATGAAGAATGATGGCTGGTTCCCTGATATCGATTTACCTCATTGTCGCGCAACGATGCGACTCGATGGCACCATAACTGAGCAACGGTTAATCGATGCGGTGACAGCAGCCATAGCGAGTGTGAATACCGAATTGGGCGACTGGCAAAGCGAGCAACAGCAAGCGGGATATGCAGATTTATCGGCAGTGCCTGCCGCACAAGTGAATGGCGAGAGCATACGAATGATTGCTTACCGTCGCGCTATTTATCACTTCGTCAAAGCGGATTTGATTGAACAGTATCGAAATTTTGATACGACGCATGCAGGGATGCAGCAGGCAGAAACAGGAGAAACAACGATAGACAACGACCGCCGAACAGCCCGTTGGGCGATACGCGATATTCAAAATATGTCACATGCCACCGTGGAGCTCATTTGATGTGGGTCATTGCGCAACAAGGAGAAACGCTTGATGCGCTTTGCTATCGCGTGAAGCATCGCACCGCGCAGTTAGTCGAAGCGACACTTGAGGCGAATTCAAGCTTAGCCGAATACGGCGCGATCTTACCGCACGGCCTCAAGGTGAATTTGCCCGATCTCTCCCCTAAACCCGTGCGCCGCACGCTTCAATTATGGGATTAATTTGTATGGCTGAGCCTATCTCGACGTCATTTGCCACCACCTCGACCGCTGCCGTTACCGCTGTTTCTTTATGTCCAGGTATTGACGCAAGTACGGTTATTGGTGCGTTTGCGGGTGCGGTGGTGTTTGTTATGGCCTCAACGCATTTATCTCTTATTAAACGCGCTGCGTTTTTTATCGTCTCCATGATCAATGGCTGCTTATGCGCCACGACCGTAGCGGATGCGTTGGAATCGATATTACTCACCCATATTAACGTCTCACCGAGTGTGGGGGCGCTGATTGGCGCGGCGGTGAGTGTGAAGCTTTTACTCTGGCTCATTTCATGGACTGACCATTTGGACACCTGGTTAGCACGTTTCAAGCGGGATAAATCATGAGCTTGTGCTTAACTGACGCGGATTACCAGCGGGCAGCCTTTAACCTTCATTTGCCGCTAGCCGTCGTGCGAGCAGTGGCCGAAGTGGAATCACAGGGACAAGGGTTTTTAGCCGATGGTCGGCCAGTGATTTTGTTTGAGCGGCATTGCTTTTATAAGCAATTAAAGCAATACGGTTTAGATGTGGCTCAGTGTGCACAGGATTACTCACATATCGTCAATGCCTCCCCTGGCGGTTATCAAGGTGGCGTCATGGAATATGAACGCTTAGCAATGGCGCAGCAAATACATGAAGCCGCCGCCTATGAAGCAACCAGCTGGGGAATATTTCAGATCATGGGCTGGCATTGGCGAGCATTGGGTTATGCCAGCATTGATAGCTTTGTGCAGTGCATGCACCGCAGTGCAAGTGATCAATTAATGGCCTTTATTCGTTATTTGAAGTCTCAGCCGACTTTAATTAAAGCGCTACAAACGCAACAGTGGGCGCAGTTTGCGAAGGGGTATAACGGACTCGATTATGCTCGTCATGCTTACGATATTAAATTAGCGCAAGCGTGGGAAAAATACGCGCATGTGGCTGCATAAATAAACGATGTTCAATATTCCCTCCCGCTTTATCTTGGTAGCTTTTCTGCTCAGTGCATTAGGGAGTGTGATCACCCTTCAAAACCTCAAGATCAAGTCACTACGTTTAGAACGAGATGCAGCGCAGCAAAACAAGGTCGAAAAAGAGTCGCTTATCCGCGCCCTCCACCAGCAAGCCCACGTGCAAGAAGTGGCACAACTGGCGTTGCAACAACAGATATCACAGATTCGCCAGCGTCATATTCAACAAGAAGCCACGATTAGGCGCATGCATGAAATGCAAAATACTATGCACCACTGGGCTAATACTCGGCTGCCTAAACCTATTATCCGCTTGCGCGAGCACGACGCTTTCACCGGCACCCGTGCTTATCTTCAACACTTGCCCGAGAGTGGCCCCGTGCACGCTCCCCGCGAGCGCTCCTAAAACAAACGGGGAACTTCATCTTGCGTTAGAAGCGGCTGAAGCCGCATGGGCTGAATGTGCGGCGCAAGTTGAGATGATTGCCACTTGCCAACAGCACAACCACGAAAATGATTAAGCCAACGAGTGTACGCATTGCGTTGACCGAAGCGCTCCCCCATTTAAAGCATGAACCAGACAAGCTGTTAATTTTTATTGATCAAGGGCAAATTGTTGCAACAGGCGCATCCTCTTTATCTTTTGAATACCGCTATCAACTCAATGTGATTTTGACTGATTACGCGGGGTGTGCGGATACCGTCATCGTTGCGCTACTCGCTTGGGTCAAGCGGCATCAATCTGAATTACTCAATACACCAGGGCAACCAAGCTTGTCCTTTGAGGCTGATCATTTAAATCATACGAGCTGCGATTTATCGATCACGCTAGCGTTAATGGAAAGAGTGATTGTTAAACAGAGTAAAGACGGCCCACCTCATATTGAACATGCCGATGAACCATTACCAGACTGTGAGGAGGCATGAACGAGTCTTTAGAAAGGTTGGAGTCGTGGGCTGCAACGTTACTCAATCAGCTACAACCCACCAAACGACATCGCCTTATCCGAGAAATTGCCCAAGCCTTGCGCCGCTCCCAACAACAACGGATTGCCGCACAACATAATCCCGATGGCAGCGCTTTTACGCCCCGTAAACCGCGCAGGCGACCTAAAGCCAAGCATCTACGAGACAAAGCAAGCCGAATCCGACGCAAAGCGATGTTTATTAAATTAAAGACAGCGCGTTTTTTAAAAGTCGAGAGTAGTGCACAAGATTTAACCATAGGCTTTACAGCTCGGGCCGTTCGATTAGCGCAGGTGCATCAATACGGCAAAATCGATCAAGTGGCCCCAGGCGGGCCACGTTATCGTTATCCGGCACGAGTGTTACTGGGTTTAATGCAGGAAGAAAAAGTAATGATTCGAGATAGGGTCTTAGCATATTTGCTAAGTTAATGGCAAAAGCGAGTTTTATTTAGCTAGATACGACTGAAATAGAACAGGGTATACGCATAATTCGCTATGTCTTTTTGTGAATAACGCGGCTTGCTTTTTAGCCTTTTTAAAACTTCATCGGTGCAAAGTATCGCAACATCATCTCTCGTCAACACAGCCCCATCGTTGAGCGCTTCTTGTACTGCTTGCGCCACATAGCCAAGTGATTCACGTAGTGAATGGTCAAGTGCGAGAAGACATCCCCGATTAATCATCTCGCGTGCTTGGCTATATTCAGTTCCTATTTCATTCAACCGTTCGATACATACAGGGCTTTTGATGTGCCCCCAGAAAGTTAGACGTTACATTTTAAATTTCTGGGGGTTTTCATGGCAAAGTACACGGAACAGTTCAAATTATCTGTAATTGAAGATTATTTATCTGGTACAAAGGTTTATCAAGAAATAGCGAAAGCATACGGTTTAGATCGTAGTATGGTGCGCAGGTGGATAGCTACCTACAAAATACATAGCGTAGCCAGCCTTCAAAAGAAATATAGGCATTACAGCGTAAAGTTTAAGCTTGGAGCTCTCAAGCATATGCGGGAACATTCGCTGTCACATCGAGAGACAGCAGCTCACTTTGATATTCGCAGTATCGGTAATAACGCTGCGATGGAAAGCTTCTTTGGCACCTTAAAATCAGAGTTTTTTTACTTGAAGTCATTTCGCGATGTTGACGAGTTGCAAGCGGGACTAAGCCAATATATTCATTACTACAATCATGATCGCATTAAACTCAAATTAGGCGGTTTAAGTCCTGTTCAATACCGAATTCAAACTGCTTAGCGTTTACTTCTCATATCTAATTCTGGGCACTTCACAATAAAAGGCATACACCACTGCTCCGTTATTCATTTCTGATTGAGCTTGCAGCGTATAAAATACTGCACCATTACACTTCTATTTCAGCAATTTACTACCCTTTTTGGTCATGACAAACTCAATAAACGCCAGCATCTCTCCTTTATTTTTTCAGACTCAAGATGCACAACGCATTGATCAATCTTCCAAAGGTACTGAATTAAATGAGCCTGGCTTAATAGCAGATCCCGCTCTCAGCGTATCACTTACCCTCGAAACGCTTCCTAAGGAGCTGTTATCGATGATGATGCGCTATTTAGATAGATCGGCGCTCAATACAATGCGGTTAGTCAACCGCACTCTAAATCAAGTCGCCACCCCCATTCCCGTGCCTATCAAAATTACAACGAGGAGGGAGCTTCAAGAGACGCTAATCGCTTTGAATGAAAGTCAGAGAAAGGTTTCTGCGCTAACTCTTTGGGGGGAAGATTTTAGAGATGAAGATTTACAAAATTTGCCCATATCGCCATCAATATACAGTTTGGCTTTAGAAGAAGACATCTCTATTACCGATGCAGGCCTTGAACATGTAAGTAAATTGACACAGTTACAACGGCTTGATTTATGGTACTGCGACAACATTACCGATGTAGGCCTTGAGCGTATAAGTAGATTGGCAAAGTTGCAACAACTTAACCTATGGAACTGCGACAACATTACCGATGCAGGCCTTGAGCATATAAGTAGATTGGCAAAGTTGCAACAGCTTAATCTACGGAACTGCGACAACATTACCGACGCAGGCCTTGAACATATAAGTAGATTGACTCAGTTGCAGAGTCTTGACCTAGGAAAATGCCGCAACATTACCGATGCAGGCCTTGAATTTATAAACAGATTGACAAAGTTGCAGCGGCTCGACCTATCATACTGCAGCGATATTACCTATGCAGGCCTTAAATATGGAAGTAAATTGACGCAGTTGCAAGACCTCAACCTATCAGGGTGCAACATTACCGATGCAGGCCTTGAACATGTAAGCAGATTGACTCAATTGCAGCAGCTTGATCTAGGATACTGCGGCAATATTACCGATACAGGCCTTGAACATGTAAATAGAATGACTCAGTTGCGCCAGCTTGACCTAACGAACTGCCGTAATATTACCTATACAGGCTTTAAATATGTAAGTAGATTGACGCAGTTGCAAGACCTCAACCTATCAGGGTGCCGCAACATTACCGATGTCGGCCTAGAATATATAAGTAGATTGACTCAGTTGCACTGCCTAAACCTAGGAGACTGCGGCATTACTGATGCTGGCCTTAAACATGTAAGTAGATTGACAAAGTTGCAGCAGCTCGATCTAGGATGGTATAACGCCATTACCAATGCAGGCCTTAAATATGTAAGTAGACTGACGCAGTTGCAAGACCTCAACCTATCAGGGTGCAAGATTACCGATGCTGGCCTTAAACATGTAAGTAGATTGACAAAGTTGCAGCGGCTCGATCTATCATGCTGCAGCGATAGTGATATTACCGATGCAGGCCTTGCACATGTAAGTAGATTGACACAATTGCAGCAGCTTAGCCTAAAGGGTTGCTACAACATTACCGATGCGGGCCTTGCGCAGTTAAGTGGACTGACATCGCTGCGTGATCTATGGCGCTGAAGTAAGATTGCCAATGTAGGGCTTGCCCATCGGCGAGTTGACTGTTGGTGGTACTTCACCACCAACTACTTGCAAAATAGTGCGTAAGCCTCTCGACTCATACCGTTCAATTAGGCATACACATTTAGCACCCCCATTTCTTAGTGACAGAACCACTTTACGTCCAACTTTCTGGGGTCACATCATTTGGAGGGTGCTCATAGAGGCTATCTTCACTAAAAAATTTGAATGAGATATGACCCAAAAACAGTGTTGCTCAGTGATTAACCTTAATTTTTAGCCGACTGCAAATTAGTTCAGGTTTTCACCTGTGGACGTAGATTGTCAAACTCTTATAGCTTCCAAGTTTAGGAATATTCTCAGCAATCTTATTTTTCAGCAAGGAGCCGCAGAATGTTAGAGGTAATGGCACCAACAGATATATTATCTCGGTTTTCTGCCTTCTCTCGCCCTCATACTGCCCCAGTAAACTTAGCTCAATCCATAAAGAAAAAAGAAGAAATAGAAGCAGAGGAAGAGTTTTTCGATGCAGAAGATTTCCTTGATAATGATCTGCCTGAGGCGCCTAATGGAGAGAGTTTACAAGTCATCGCACGCAGTATGGCTAATGAATATATTAATAGCTTAGTAGGCAATTATTTAATCATTAACGCTCAGACAAAGGCTAAAAAAGCCGTTGCTCCTGAGATTTGGACAATCGGCCAGACTCAGAAGCTAGTTGATACATTTAAGGATATCTACCCACTGCTTAGCAAGGATTGGCCTTTAAAATCTAAAGCGAGTGACAAAGAAAAAGAAGAAATTATCGCTTTATTTACAGAAACGAGAGAGTCGCTGGAAGAGATAGAAAACACTTTAAAAATAAAAATTACTCAAGCAAGCTTTGAGGGTAAATCTGAGAGTGATAACTTTGGCTACAATATTTTCACTGTTGATGAAATAGAAAAATTAACAGAATTACCCAGCCTTTTACAAAAAATCCAGAACAAAAGTAAAGGACTTTACACAGAGGGGGACACGCTGAGTAAAAGGACGTATATCGCGTTAACTCTTACTTGTGCTTCACTCTTAGCCATGATTACTGGTATAGTCCTGAGCGTCTTAAGTGGACAAGGAATCATAGCAGTACCTGTGATCGTCGCAGCAATACCGAGTATTGTTGCGGCTGTATCCACGTTAGCAAATGGAATTGCTACGTATCTCTTATTTTTACAAGATACGAAAAATAAACAAGAAGCAAAAAGCTGGGCGCAAGATATTGAAGGATTAACTAATCTCAGCGATGAGCTAAAAAAGCTTAAGGAAAGTGAAATGTCTGAGGTAACGCTAGCCACCTTAAATAAGGTAAATCAGTTAGCCCAACTAATGGTGCAAACAAATGATGAACTGGTAGCCATTAGAAAAGATGTCGCCCCTCTTTTGGGAAGAGCTGTAGGACGTAAAGGTTCTAACGATTCGCTTAGCTCGGCTTCCTCCGGCCATGATTCGGGGGTAGATGTGAAGAGGAGGGTTGGCGCCCCTGAAATGTCGCCCGCAAAATGGAAAGCTTTTAAGAGCGAACAAAAAGAACTTTTAAGAGAAAAAGCATTAATCTTACGTTCTGAGTTGCTCAAAATCAAAGGCAACACTGAAGATTTCGTCAATCAGATTTTTTCGTTATTAATTTCTGAAGCGCTGCATTCAACGCCGGATAAGCTTTATACTGAAATAGTAGAGAATTTATCCTCCCAGTTAGAAATGTCTGAAAAAACAGAAACAGCCCTATTTCGGAAAGGGGAGCCATATTTTGTAACTATGCGAAAATTAAAAAACTCCTATGAGAGAGAAGAATTATCTGGGGACAAAATAAAAACAAATCTCTACAAACACAGCATTAAAGCTAACGTCGAGGATACATTGAAAACTGTTTAAAGTATTAATAGAAATTAACAGCTAAAAATCATAAAAATATAAAGCCCTGTTTATAGGGCTTTATATTTTTAAAAGCAAAGATTGCCTTTTTACAAAAATAGGCTAATTAACACAGCCTCTTTATTTCAAGAGTATCCCCCCGCGTCACTCATCCAGTAGAGAAAAAATATTAGCGCCTAGTCGGCAACCTACTAGGCGCTCCCGTCAGAATAAGAACTCACCAATTATGCTAAAAGCTTAACTAGCAAAATTGAATAACGGCTGTTTTCTCGCTGTTAGAACTGTTAGAAGGCTTCGACTCTTCAATACTTAATCCAGACTGTCCTTCTAACACCTCATTGTTTCCTTTTTTCATACTTTCAACTTCAGCTTGCAATTTAAAAACGATCGCTGCTAATTGTTGGTTCTGTTCTGCCAACTCTGCAATCTTTTCTATTTTCACGTCTTGTATTTCTATCTTCTTATCCTGTTTGGCAAAACTTACTATCATGGCGCTATCCTTTAAATTCTCAAGTTGTTTCGTAAAGTTCGCGAGCGTGTCAAATCGCTCTTTCCATTCCTTGGCCTCAGGTTCTTTGTATTTTTCATAAGCGAAGAAACCCATTACACCCAAAGCCGAAACAATGCCCGCGATGAACGCAATAACCGGCACCGATACCCCCATACAAAAAAGCGTCGCTGAACCGGCAAGATAGCCTAAACTCACCGTTAAACCGTGAATAAAGCGGATGTTTTTAAGGCTAGGCACTTCGCATAAGCTTTGGCCTGATTGGGTGATTTTTAAAGGTAAGGTAGAAAGGAAATTAACATGCGCGGTTATTTGATCGACTTGCAGGCCGGTAAAACAAGGAGAGGACGGCGTTAATGCTGAAGCATTCTTCTTTGCCTGCCAAAACGCCTTGTTCCAGTCTTCCCGCAGGATGCCCTCAAGCGAATTAAGGGCCTGGTGATATTGCTTCAGATATTGATTAACTGCTCCCTCTTCTGCCGTCGCGCCGATCAACAGATCTTGGCCTTCTTCTAATAGCCGGTACGTTTGAGAGAAACGCAGTATTATTTTTCTCAAAGACTGCACCGTTAAAGGTTCAGATTTGACAACAGGTAACGCCTTATCAATAGACTCGGCTTTGACTGTGGCCGATTCGGGCTGAATTATCCTTGGCTTTTCTACAAATACACATTCCCTTTTAACCAAAGGCGGAAAAATCGCCCATCCTTTGGTTAAGACTTGGAAGTAACCGAATAATTGCGAAACGCTTTCTCCTTTTTCGATTAAGCTTGCTGACGTCTCGTTTTCATAGGTTAGCCCTTGCTTTTCATTGACGCCTACAGCATCCCTCACTGACATAGGCAACGCTTTAAAGCATGGCTTACCGATTGGAGGAATCAGCGGCACATTCGCTGCCTGGGTTACATAGTAGCCACTCATATCGCCTCCGTATGAGGAAGCCACTGATGCCATTGATAACCGTCGATATGATGAAGGTCCGCTAAATAAGTGTTTAATGCCTGCGTATCAACAATAATAGGATGAATAAATGAGGTAAAGCGTTTGAGTGAGGCACTGACTAGTTTAAATTCTTGGTCTTGACGAAGATATTCGACAAATTCAACTAACGCCGTATATACCTCTTCTAGGCCAGAGAGAAATATTTCTGACAACCTTAAATAGCCTAAGACTGTACTGCGTCTAGCCGTGCTTTGATTTTCTAGTGAAATGAGGCTTGGCGTGATTCCTTTCTGAGAAAAAAGAAGGCTTGCGCAAGTGCTAGCCAGCTTATCTAATTGTTCGGCTAACAACTTAGCTTCTTGATAAGGGAGAGGAAAAACCACATACCATAAGTTTTCCGTTAAGAATTGCTCCAACGACTTGATATAGTCGGACAACGCTTGCGCCCTGTCAGCTGTCCAAGGCTTAGTGCAGTTTGAAGCAAGCCCTGAATCTACATGATCTAAAGACGTGGCTTGATTCCACTGCTGCGCCGTCCGACGATAGCTTTTATAAATGTTAGAGAAATAAATGAGGGGGGATGAGGAATGAACCTTGGGGGGTTCGGGGTGAGACGGAGGAGAATACATGGCATGCTCCTTAAGTGGGTCTAAATTCCCTGCCACCCCCCGCGACTAAACAGAGGGTGGCAGAACCGAGCAGGGTTAGTCGACCGCCACTTAAGAAACGGCAAGCCCAAAGGCTTCCCCACAAGGTTCCACCATAAAAGCAAAACCAGGTCTTAAGTAATTGGGCGACTAAACCCTCGCCGCTTTTGTATCAGCGGTAAACCTACTATTTCAAAATTCTAAGAAATTGTCAAATTATTTTTTCAAAATACTCTAAATACCTGAATCTCATTTTTAGACTAGCTATTGACTTAGGACTTTTGGTATTTAGTTAGTGCTAATGACTTTCTTAATCGATAGGTAAATAAGGGTAATTCCTAAAAGAATAGAAATTTAGGAGAGGTAGAAAAGGATAGATATGTATTAAGGAAAAGGTGGCAGAACCAAGCAGGGTTAGTCGACCGTCACTTAAGAAACGGCAAGCCAAAAGGCTTCCCCACAAGGTTCCGCCATAGAAGCAAAACCAAGTCTTAAGTGTTTGGGCGACTAAACCCAAGCTGCTATTGTTTCTGCAGCAATTTCAACATTATAAACCCTCAAAGGTTCACCAAACGCCGAAATATCATCTTTTTACGAGGATAAAAAGAGGATTTTGGACAATTTCTCGATAAATAATGCAATGCCCAATGAAAATAGTTGTCACTATCTAATTAATTGTGAGGCGCAAAAAAAGCTGCATCGAAGTCAATACAGCTTTTTTGGTGTGTCTTATCCAGAAGAACAAAAAGTTCGCTTAATGCTTTTGAACTAACGGCCTCATTTCTTCATCAGTTAACTCAGTTACTTTTTTAACGATAGAAATATCAAAGCCTTCGGTTAGCATTTTTTTAGCAATTTCGATCTTGCTCTCTTGCCGTCCTTTTTGCAGGCCTTCTTGTCGTCCTTTTTGCTCGCCTTTTTGCTCTAACTGTTCAGCAAACGTCATAATAGCCTCGCGTTTATCGGGTAAAGCCTCAACCAAAACATCAACTAAGGTGTCGGCTGAAGGGGATTTTTCTTCCCCATTACTATAGAACATATAGTGTAATACATCATTAAAATAAGCACCGCCCATTTGGTGGACAGTGTGCACGAAGATGTCACTTTGCACAATCTGCTTAAGCTTATTTATAAAATCTTTCGCTTGATAGTGCTTAAGTAATATTTCCATTACTGCCGCCAAGCCATGCTTTTCAAGGGCCTCTTGGGAGAAGATCGTGAGATCAATCAAGCGAAAGGGTTTAAAAACCAGCTCACGCGCCATTTCAGGATAACTAAATTCATCATAAACATCCACACTATGGGGGTAAGGCGACTCGCTACCATGGTATAGGCAGATAGGTATAACCAACGGGAGCTTAGTATGCCCTTCGCGTAGATACTCATCCATTAAGGCCACCGTATATTGCAATTTACGGAAAGCCATTAATTCGGGCGCGCTAGACTGATGTTCGATAATAAAAAATATGAAACCGTCTTGTTGGTCAATTTTGCATCGATAGATGATGTCGCAGTGAAGCTCGCGCAATTTAGGTAGCACCAAACTTTTATCCGTGAGCGTGAGCGTCTCCTTATCTAGACGCTGAAAGAGTGCAGGTGCTAGGTGAGCGCGTAAAAAATCCACGGCAATACGCTTTTCTTTGAGCGAGCGTTTGAAAAATTTATCGTGGATTTGGTGAATTTGCTGCGCCATAGAGAGAATCCGCTTAACGTAAAAGAGAGGAGAGCATCTTATTATAAGAATCAGAAAGGATTTATAAAAATATTGACTGGTTGAACTCACCAGCTTCTTATTAAAAGTCGCCGCTTTTTTCATTCTTAATATGTACTCGTTATGAGTACATATTAAAGGAAGTGCATTAAGTCACTGAGATGTGCACGATAGCGGCATGCAATCTCATGACATTTTCCACCGATTCCATAATTTGATTCGTCTCGGCACAATTGCCGCCGTTGATCATGCGCGTGCGCAATGCCGCGTTAAAACAGGTGAACTCTTAACGGATTGGCTATATTGGGTCACGTTAGCAGCGGGTGCGGTGCGTACATGGCGGCCACCAACCCTGGGGGAGCAAGTGCTATTACTCTGTCCAGATGGCGAGCTAACCGCAGGTGTTGCACTATGTGGGATTTATAGTGACGCCTATTCCGCCCCCAGTCATGAGGCAAAAAACACGCTCACCCAATACGATGATGGGGCGATGATCGCTTACGATGCCGCCCGCCACCATTTAAGCGCTTCTCTTCCCAACGGCGGCACGATAGTGTTAAGCGCCCCAAACGCAGTCACGATCAAGAGTCCATCCGTCACCCTCGATGCTCAAACTGTCACGTGCACGGGTAATTTAAATGTGCAGGGCCATTTCTCCTATGCTGGTGGACTCTCTGGCACAGGCGGAGAAGGCGCACAGATTGACGGCAGCATTCATGCCAGCGGCGATATTCAAGCAGGCGGCATCAGCTTATCTCATCATCGACATAACGGCGTCGAATCAGGCGGTAGCCTCTCAGGGGTGCCGCAATGAGAGGCATGAACGCTAAAACAGGCCGCACGCTAACAGGCATAGCCCACCTTATCCAGTCGATACATTGTCTGTTAACGACGCCTACCGGCTCGCGGATTATGCGGCGGGAGATTGGCTCCGATCTCGCTAATTTGATCGATGTCCCCAACCATGCCGCCACACAAGCACAACTCTATGCAGCAATCGCTACTACGCTGATGCGTTGGGAGCCACGTTTGCGGATTCATCGCGTGCTGCTTCATTCATCGGCAAATCTTGCCCACTCCCTCATGCTAGAGATTGAGGGCGTGAGTGTCGCTACCGGCGATGCTTTCACCACGCAAATTGAATTGCAGCGAGGGACGTTATGAATATTACGCTCCCGATTGATCTTTCTCGTCTACCCGCCCCAACGGTGGTTGAACCCCTCGACTATGAAACAATCTTTAACGAGCGTAAAACCGCGTTAATTGAATGCTTCCCTCAAGAGCAACAAACCGAACTCGCGCAAACGCTGGCGTTGGAATCGGAACCGTTAACAATACTGCTACAAGAAAGCGCTTATCGTGAATTGTTGCTACGACAACGCATTAATGATGCGGCGCGTGGCGTCATGCTGGCCTACGCGCAAGGGAGCGACCTCGACCAACTCGCCGCGCTGTTAGGCGTCAAGCGGTTGATTATTCAAGCAGAAAATAAAGAGACCATCCCACCCACCGACGCGATCTTGGAATCGGATACATCATTGCGTGAACGCACACAAGGCGCATTAGAAGGATTTTCGACAGCCGGGCCACGGGGTGCGTACGTCATGCATGCCAGAGCCGCGGATGGACGAGTAGCGGATGCGAGTGCGATAAGCCCTAGCCCTGCGTCGGTGGTGGTCACAATCTTAGCGAATGAGAGCGATGGCACTGCGACAGAAGATTTATTAGCGGTCGTGACGAGGGCTTTAAATGATGAAGCGGTGCGTCCTATTGGCGACCGGCTAACGGTGCAATCCGCCGTGATTGTGCCGTATACGGTTGAAGCTACCTTGATCTTAGCCCCTGGCCCTGAAGCTGAACCCATTCTGACCTTGGCTCAAGCTCGCCTAACAAAATACGTCAATCAACAGCGCCGCTTAGGCCGAGATATTCGCCGCTCCGCTATTTTTGCCGCGCTTCATGTAGAAGGTGTGCAGCAAGTCGAATTAACCGCGCCAGCTGACGATATCGTTATCCCTGCCACGCATGCCGCCTTTTGTATCAATACAAAGCTGCATACAGGGCGGCACTATGACTGAATCGTTACTGCCGCCGAACGCGACCACCCTTGAGCGCGCAACGGCTAAAGCGTGTGCGGCGATGACCGCTTTACCTGTTCTATTACGTACGCTATGGCACCCTGCAACCTGTCCCGCGCCGCTTTTACCTTATCTCGCGTGGAGCCTATCCGTTAACTATTGGGAAAGCACTTGGCCTGAAGCGACGAAACGCGCCGTGATTCAATCATCGTGCTTAATGCACCAACGGAAAGGCACGACCTGGGCTTTACGCCAAGCGCTCGAACCGTTGGGTTACACGATCACATTAACGGAATGGTGGCAACACACGCCACCTGAAATCCCTGGCACCTTTGGCTTATCGCTTCAAACAAACCACGGCATTAGCGACACCTCACGGCGTGAGCTGGAACGGCTCATTGACGAAGTGAAACCGGTGAGCCGTCATCTTATTAGCCTAGATCTTGCATTTGACTCCGCGGGTGCCAGCCGTGCGGGACTGGTCAGTTTGCAAGGCGACACCCTCACCGTTTACGCCTATACACCTGAGCTTATCTCAAGCACGGGTACGCTAACAGGATATAGCGCACTCCACACGATTGATACCTTAAGGTGCTTTTCATGAAACCACTTTACTTTGCCATCCTCACCGCCCAAGGTGAAAAAAAGCTAGCCAGAGCCGCAGCAAATCAAACCACGTTGAAATTAACCGAGATGGCTGTAGGCGATGGCAATGACACATTGCCATCGCCAGAACGCAAGCAAACCCGTTTAGTGAACGAACAACGACGCGCCCCGATTAACACGCTTTTTGTTGACCCGCTCAATCCGCATCAACTGATCGCCGAACAAATTATTCCTGAAGATGAAGGTGGCTGGTGGATACGCGAGATTGGCTTATTTGATGAAGACGGCGAGCTATGCGCGATTGCGAATTGTCCACCCACTTATAAACCCAAGCTTGCCGAAGGCTCAGGCCGTACACAAATTATTAGATTGGTTTTAGCCGTTACCAGCACCGATGTCGTAGAACTCAACATTGACCCAAGCATTGTCTTAGCCACGCGCCAATATGTCGATCAAGCCAGACAAGAAGCGACTGACCATCTCGCGCAAGCGCTGAAGATTGTTAAGAAAAACTTCGCACCGATTAGCAGTCCGGCGCTCACCGGCACCCCCACCGCGCCCACGCCTGAGCCTGATAACGATAGTGAGCAATTAGCGACAACTGCTTTTGTGCAGGCTGTGGGCCACCGTTATATCACCCATGAACAAGGCGATATACGCTATTGGAAGCGAGAAGATAAGTTATTTCCCGATTTGCAGATGGGTTATCAAGTTCTCCCCAGTGGTCTTATTTTGCAATGGGGATTTGTTGAAAAACCTACTTTTAAGGGCGTCAAAGTGACGTATCCGATTGCTTTTCCCCGTGCTGTGTTCTCGGTGTATGCAACTAACTCAGGCCCTCCTGGAAGCGGAGTGCACTCGTTTAACGTAGTGGTAAACGGTAGGGAGGATTTTCAGCTGTATTGTGACTTTTATGGTGACCCGCCTGCTATAGATGGTTTTTGGCTCGCGCTGGGCTATTAAATAAGAGGAGTCATTAATGGAACTTTACTACTCAGCTAAAACAGGCGGATTTTACGATAGCCGCATCCATCAAACTCTGCCCAATGATGCGGTAAAAATCAGTGCAAAAACACATCAAGCCTTGCTTGGGGACAACGCGCAAGGCGCACGCATTGAGGCTGATGCACAAGGCTATCCGCACGCCGTTTTCCCTTCTAAAGCGCAAGTGTTAGCACAGGTGAAAGCAGCCGCACTTAGCCGCTTAACTCACCTTATCCGATCTCAGTATCAACAAGCGATGGGCGCCAATGATGACAGCGAAATTACGATTTGTTTACATCGCTATCGCACTGCCTTAGCAATACAGAACGGCACTGCTACGCCAGAAGAACAAGCCGCCTTTGCAAAAGAGATTGAAGCACGCGCACTGAACGAAAGCTTAGAGAACTTGTGCGCTGATATTCTAGAACAAGGTGCACGCCTAATCAAAACCATTGGTATCACAGAAGGGCTAAAGCACCGCATAACGCAGGCGATCAACCAAGCCAACACGCAAACGGAGATAGAAGCCTTGGAGCAAGATTTTAAAGCTCATTTAATTGACCTCTCTCACTGAGTTTAACGTTTGAACCTTGAGCACTTGTTATGGAACGTACTTACTTTGCTATCCACATTAGACCATGAACAAATACATGATTCGTGCCACGTGTTATCCCATTTTCGCATTGCTCTCTTTGCTGTTGACAGCGTTTGCCATGATAGCGGTGAACTGGTGGGCACCGTTCTTTGTCGATACACAAGGCAACCTCCCGCGTTGGCTTAGTTGGTTTCAACCTTTCGATGCAACGCTTAATGAGGCGTGGCAAGGTGGTTATCTTGATTCATCCTGGGGCGCGTCTCCGTTTAAGCGATACCTTGCGCGGGTTTATTGGCTCTATCGAAATCCCGCTTATGGCTTTGACTATTGGCTATTCGGTATACCTTTTTACGCTGATGAATGGCGTGTGATTCGTTATATCGAGACGCCTCAATGTGTGCTGTTTTTGGCAGTGGGGAGTAGCTTTAACGTTTATTACCACGGGCGTTTAGGCATGCTCAAACTCGGTTGGAAAGCATGGAACCGTTGGGACGGCAAAGGCTGGCAAGCCCCTAACTGGAAGCGCTACCCACGTTTGCCGTTGTGTTGTTCTTTTAGTCCTTTTAAACGGCGCACCGGCACTGAGTGCCATTGAAGCGAGGAGAAAACGAAGATGCCGACAGACTATCACCACGGCGTAAGAGTCATCGAAATTACCGAAGGCACGCGCCCGATTAGAACGATTTCCACCGCGATTATTGGCCTTGTGGCAACCGCTAATGATGCCGACGCTAAAACCTTCCCATTAAATACGCCGGTATTAATTACGAATCCGTTAATGGCGGCTGGCCTTGCCGGTAAAAAAGGCACACTCGCACGAGCGTTAGAAGTCATCGCCGCGCAAGCCAAACCCTTAACAGTCGTGGTTAGGGTGAATGAGGGCAAAGATGAAGCCGAGACCACCTCTAACGTAATCGGTGGTGCGCATAAAGGCCAATACACCGGGTTACAAGCGTTATTAATGGCCGAGGCAAAATTGCAGGTGAAGCCACGCATTTTAGGCGTACCAGGGTTAGATACGCTACCCGTTGCCAATGCGTTAGCCACGCTTGCACAAAAGCTGCGCGCCATGGCCTATGTCTCAGCGTATGGCGCTAAAACGAAAGAGGACGCTGCCGCCTATCGTAAAAACTTCGGCCAGCGTGAACTGATGATCATCTGGCCGGATTTCGTGAATTGGGACACGGTTAAAAATACCGCAGCAACATTACCCGCAACAGCGGCAGCACTAGGACTGCGAGCCAAACTCGATGAAGAGATCGGGTGGCATAAAACGCTCTCAAACATACCTGTCAATGGCGCTACCGGCATTTCTCACGATGTCTTTTGGGATTTGCAAGACCCTGCGACTGATGCCGGTTATTTGAATGAACGCGAAGTTACCACGCTCATACAACAGCAAGGCTACCGCTTTTGGGGAAGCCGCACGACCTCAAATGAACCGTTATTTGCGTTTGAAAGCGCAACCCGCACCGCGCAAGTGCTCGCCGACACGATGGCGCAAGCGCATCGTTGGGCTGTTGATCGCCCCTTGCATCCGTCGCTTGTGCGCGATGTGCTCGAAGGCATCAACGCTAAATTTCGAGAACTCAAAACCCAAGGTTATTTAATCGATGGTTCCGCCTGGTATGACGAGTCAACGAACGCCAAAGAAGCGCTTAAAAACGGGCAATTAGCGATTGATTACGACTATACGCCCGTGCCGCCTTTAGAAAACCTGATGCTGCGTCAGCACATTACCGATCGTTATCTGATGGATTTTGCGCAACGCATTACTGCTTGATCGGAGAAAAAGATGGCCCTGCCACGCAAGCTAAAAAATATGAATCTCTTTAATGACGGGAACAGCTATATCGGACAAGTTACCGAGGTGGTGTTACCGAAGCTCAAAAGAAAAATGGAGGAGTACCGCGCAGGTGGCATGAATGGCCCCGTGCAGATTGATCTAGGCTTTGAAGCGCTAGAGATAGAGTGGACATGCGGCGGGCTGATGCGCGAAGTACTGACGCAATACGGCATCACGAAGCATGACGGCATCGCGCTACGCTTTGCGGGCGCGTATCAACGCGAAGATAACGCCGCGGTGGATGCCATCGAAATCGCGATGCGCGGACGCCATCAAGAAATCGATTTCGGTACGGCCAAATTAGCTGATGACACGAACTTTAAAGTAACGTCAGCGCTCAGTTACTACAAGCTCACGATCAATGGCGAAATCTTGATTGAAATCGATTGTGTGAACTTCATCGAAAACGTCAACGGTAGCGACAGATTGGCTGATGTGCGCCGTGCCATAGGTCTATAACGCTTCACTTTTTTAAGGAGTCCCTCATGACAAACGCCAAGCAAGAACAAAGCCCTCGCGTTGATCAAAGCGTGATTCAGTTGGATACGCCACTGGTGCGGGGTGAGCAAACCATTCAAGAAATTACGCTACGCAAACCTAAAACCGGCGAATTACGTGGCACCTCGCTTTCCGCTTTAGTCAGTTTAGAGGTTGATGCGTTACAGCGTGTGCTGCCACGACTCACCATGCCCGCGTTAACTGAGATCGATGTAGCGAATCTCGACCCTGCCGATTTAGTGCAGTTAGGAGGAGCCTTCGCCAGTTTTTTATTACCCAAGGCCATGCAAAACAATATGGTCTCCCCGAGCGAGTAGAAAGCGCGATAGCGGATATTGCGATGGTTTTTCATTGGTCATTAGCTTCATTAGAAGACATGAGCCTAAGCGAGTTAATGATGTGGCGCGAAGAAGCGCGTTTGCGAGCGGCCCAAGATGAGTCAATCTGAGTTAAAACTGCGTGTGTTGTTTGATGCGGTTGATCGCATGACGAAACCGTTAAAGGCAATACTGCAGGGGAATCGACAGCTCACACAATCGTTTAAAGTAACGCACGACAAGTTAAAAGCGCTCAATCGGGCGCAAAAAGCAATAACGACATTTCGTGCCTTACGCGCTGGCATGCGTCAAACCGCAGACGCGCTGAAAGCCGCACAGCAGCGGCTGCAAGCGTTAAGCGAACGGGTTAAAGCAAGCGATGCCCCCACCGCCGCGATGACGCGCAAGTTTAGTCAAGCGAGTTTAGCGGTTACGCAACTGAGCCAACACTATCAAACTCAAGGCACACAACTTAAAGCCCTACAAGGCCGTCTAACAGCGGCAGGGATACAGACCGGCCGCCTAGGCGACAGTGAGAGACGATTACGCACGGATATCACCGCCACAAACGCCGCCCTGTCTGCCCAACAAACAAAGTTCGCTTCAATCGCTACCCAAGAGAAACGCCTCACGCTCGCTCGTGAACGCATGCGCCGACTACAAGGGACAGCCGCTCATCTTTCTGTTTCTGGTTATGCCACTCGCACCACAGGATTACATACCCTAAGCAAAATCAACCCCACATTAGGCGAAGCAAAAGACGTCGAAACCGAACAGCAACGTATTCGTGCATTGGGACTCGGTGAGGCGACCTCTAACGAGGCTATCCAATTTGCTACAAACGCTAAAACGATAGGTGTGAGTCAGGCTGAAAAATTAACACTGATGCGCGACGCATTAAGTGTGTTTGGTGATTTACCCCATGCCAAGCTCGTTTTACCAACGCTTGCTAAGATGAAGTTTGCTAATGAAGTGTTGTACGGCAGTGAGGATGCAGCTGCGAATGAACAACGCCTTGTCAATATGCTTAAAGTTATTGAGTTACGCGGTGGATTAGCGAGTGAGTCCCGTTTTAAGGAAGAAGCGGAACAGATACAAAAGGTGTCTACCGCAACAGGGGGGCGCGTTGGGCCTGAGCAATGGCAAGATTTCATCCAAACTGGAGGCGTGGCGGCCAAGCAATTGCGCAAAGATGCGTTTTACTACCAGATGGAGCCACTCATTCAAGAAATGGGCGGTCATGCTCTCGGTAACGGTTTAAATTCAGCCTATAACAATATTTATCAAGGCAAAACCACCATTAAAGCAGCGAGAGAGCTGCAACGCTTGGGCTTAATCGACCCTAAAAAAGTCAAGCTCAATAAGATAGACATGCTCAAAGAGATTCAGCCTGGTGCACTCAAAGGCGGAGAACGCTTTAAGCAATCGCCGCTTGAATGGTTAGAACAAGTTTTTTTACCGACGCTGGCTAAACAAGGGATTACCGACCCCGACCAAATTAAAGACATTATCGCCACCATTTTTAGCAACCGTGCGGCGGCAAGCTTCTTTACGACGCTTTACCTACAACGTGCGCAGATTCACAAAAATGCCAAACTGAGCGCGAAGGCGGCGGGGATTGACGCCTCACATAGCCTCGCACAACAGACCTCACGCGGGCGAGAGATTCAATTGCTAGCGAAACTTCATGATCTTAAACGCGCGCTTGGTCAGCAGGTTTTGCCGCTGTATACCAAAGCGTTGGAGATGGCGGCAAAAGCGACGCAGCGCCTAACCGCTTGGATAGACAAGCATCCCCAAACTGCCAAATGGCTGACCGCCACGGTGACTATCTTAGGGGTCGTGCTCGCGGGAGTTGGCACGCTCACGATTGCGCTAGCGGCAGTACTTGGGCCGCTGGCTATCATCCAATTTAGCTTTGCAAAGCTTAGGCTAAAAGGTAGCCTCGTAGCAGGTACGTTACGCAAAATCGGCGGTGCCTTGCTGTGGTTAAGGGCAGTCGTTGCCGCGCATCCGGTGCTCGCGCTTATTACTGGTTTAGCGCTCGGTGCGCTTTATGTTTGGCGGCATTGGGACACTATCGGGCCGTGGTTAGCAAACTGTTGGAAAAAATTAAAAGAAGGTGCGTCAAAGGTAGGGGAAGCGTTAAAAACCCAATGGAACGAGTGGATGGACGACTTAACCCAACTGAAAGATAAATGGGTGGAAATCGGCGTGCAGTGGATGCAAGGATTGTTGACTGGCATCAAACAAACACTAAGCGGTGTGATTGATCAACTCACCCGCTGGTTAGCTTTCCCGATGAATACGTTAGCAACAAGTGCGATGCCGATTAGCCTAACCGAACTCACTACGAGGACGCCCATTGATACCCGTAGGCCAATGGCACCCCGTCAGGCTATTCCTTTTCACATTGACGGTGACACGGTGAATATCACGATTCAGGGCATGCCAGGCATGGATGCGACAGCAATAGCACGGGCGGTGCGTCATGAACTTGATAAGCACGAGCGCGACAAAATGGCGCGTTTCACTTCACGCTTAAGCGATTAATGCAGGAGATACAGCGATGATGATGGTGTTAGGTGTCTTCGTTTTTAGCCTATCGACCCTGGCTTATCAAGACTTGCAGCGAACAAGAGAATGGCGGCATAGCGATGTTTCACGCATTGGCGAGAGGGCTATTTGTCAGTTTATGGGGCCAGGCGCCGAAAAAATCACCTTAACAGGGCTACTTGTACCCGAGTTCGGCTCTCCGCTTTCACTTGGCGCCTTAACGGTCATGGCGTCAACCGGCCTACCTTATCCACTCGTCGATGGGTTAGGACACGTGCATGGTTCCTTTGTGATTGAATCGCTGACCGATAATCAGACATACTTTACGCGAGTCGGCACCGCACAACGTATCGAATTTACGCTAACGCTAAAACGTGTTGAAAACATCTTCGATTATGCAAACCTCCCAACCCTGCTATCAACTGGTATTAGCAAAGCAAGATCTTACTTCTCATCTATCAACCCGCCTGCATAGCCTGAATTTAACCCTGTGCCGAGAAAAAGAATCAGATCAATTCGATATGACGCTGAGTGATCATGATGGGTTACTAGATATACCCACACGCGGTGCGTCGCTTTCTGTAGCGTTGGGCTGGCAAACAAGTGGTTTAATTGAACAGGGTAGTTTTACCGTTGACGAAGTCGAAGTGAGCGGTGCACCTGACGTGATCACAGTACGCGCCCGTAGTGCGTCGATGACGGGGCCCATGAACGAGAGGCGGGAGAAGAGTTGGCACCGTGTCAGCCTAGAAGACATTGTACGCACCATTGCGGCACGCTATCAGCTCACTCATGAAATTGGAGAGGCGTTTAATCATGAAATTGGAGAGGCGTTTAAAAACGTCATCATCGATCATATCGACCAGACCCACGAAAGCGACTTCAGCTTTTTAACCCGCCTAGCGCATCATTACGGAGCATTGATGACGGTTAAAGAGCAACATTTATTGTTTATGCCGATCGGTGCATCGCGCACCGCGAGCGGTCAGGCTTTGCCGATGATTGCGCTAAAGCGACACGACATCGAGCAATATCGTTATCACGTCGCACAGAGAGAAAGTTATGCAGGTGTGCGGGCCTACTGGCACCACTTCGGGATGGCGCAACGGCAATCCGTGATCGTCGGGGGAGAGAACCGCTATAACTTAAAGGTATTGCCGGAACAATACGCCACCCAAGCCCAGGCAAAAGCCGCCGCCACGGCAGAATGGCAACGCATACAACGCAGCCAAGCGACCTTAAGCATGACGTTATCGCTAGGCCGTGCGGATTGCTTTCCAGAGATGCCAATCAGCCTCACCGGCTTTAAGCCTGAAATCGATGAGACATCCTGGCTTATTGCGCGGGTATGCCATACCTTAGCCGAGCAGGGTTTTACGACAACGCTGGAATGTGAAGTGAAAGACGACCCTGTTAGCGCTCGCCATCGGTGGCAGTTTCGGCGGGGGAAAGCGCGTTAATTCGAGATAGGTAGAGTGGCTTTAATCGCTAGTAGCTTTGCTAACCACCCAATGCGCGATGCCGCTTTCAGCATCAAAAATACATTCACATTGCCGGTTATTTGGCATGATTAGCTGGCTTCCGATGGAGTACGCGCGGCTTTCAAAATCGCATCGGTGCATGAGGCGGTGGATTGATTCGGGTTGAGCGCGGCTATCGGCACTGAAAAACAGGATTTTGGTAATGGTGGCGGCAATGATAAGCACGAACACCACGCCTAATACCAGCCAAATTTGTATAAGTTGAGGCTGAATTTTAGTACAGCGCGAACAAAAACCTGCACGGACATCTTCAGCTACAGCCAACGATGCGCCTTCCCCTAATTTATTCATCGATTGCTCAAGAGATGCCATGACTTCCTTATATTTATCTCTGGGTAAGTCACGAATGGCTTCTATACCAAAGTCTTTCAAAATGTTTGCGTAAATTTCAAGAGGCTTAATCGACGTTTTTTCTTGAACCTCATAGACTTTGGCCGCAATCCCTTTACGCTGTAACTCAGTAATTGTTAGCTGTTCACCCTTGTCAGCCATTTTGATATGAATTGTATTACTTAAGCGTTGTTGAGGCCCTCTGTTATTGATATTTTTACCTGCAACTTGTTCAGCACCGCCAGTAATACTTTGTTGCACCATATCTACCCTTTATAAAAGTTTGACTGAGTGGGAAACAAAATCAACAATACTTAAATACAGCGCATCAGGAACGATTAGATTTACTTTTTTTTCCGCCAAAGGTAAAAATCGTTCTTGCTTCATTCGTAATATTACCTGCCGCTTGCTGTCCAACATCACCATCTACATTTTGCGTTACCGCATTAACTGCTGAGCCTGCCGTTAGCGCGCCTAACACAGCTGCCTTCACGGAAAGCGGCGCAGCGTGATAGCGTTTTAATAATTCTTGTTCGTCAACGGATAACTGTGCTCGTGAACGTTCCCCCGAGATGACATATAAAACATCAACGCCGGCCTTATGCCAATTTGCACCCGCGACAAAATTGGGTGCTCGCTCCCCCTTAACATAAAGACTATAGCTCGCTGTTGATACATCGCCTGCTGCTGCCATGTCTTTTTGTTTCCAGCCTTGCTCTTCTCTTTCTTGCTCCAGTCTCTTACCGAAATCCATCAAATTTCCTCTTAAGTAAAAAATTACTATTGTATATTTATTAAATGTACATTTATACTAATGAATAAATTAAAGAGGCTTTCTTACGTTATAAATGTAAAAAAGATAGAAATATACTGATTTTTGAAAGATGGGTGTAGAACTTTTGCTTTTATCCGAGGGAACCTTCATGCGTGCTTCTATCTATTGCGCTCACTGTAAAAGTCCGGCCACAGTGAGAAATAGCTTTTTCTTAAGTCCTTTATTGCGTCGGCTTTTTTGTGTTTGCCGCAATCCTCTTTGTGGTCATACCTTTGTTGCGGAGTTGGAAACGATACGTACGTTATCACCTTCAGGAACGCCTGACCCTGATATTCAATTGCCTACTTCAACACGCGCCCGCGCTTATAAAAAAGAAGCCGACTTGATTCATACGTTAGCGCGGAATTTTTTAGAAGAACATCAAGCTGAACACTTAAGCCATCATCGGCAACGCTTAATTGAGCGTTGTATTAAGCATTTGATGGAGGTTAAGGGCATATCAGCAAGTGCCGCAGAAGGTATTGCATTGCAAGCATTAGACGAATGCGAATCTCGAGATAGAGGGGAATACATCGATTTTCATCCGGACATTACGTAGTACTTGTTCGTTGACGATAGCTTTTCCTTAACAGTTACTTATCCAATGGCTCATGATGCAAATAACAAATACTTTTGAGATTTATAAGATAGCCCTTAGTTTTCTAGATGATCATCACGCTGCCTCTTCGTCTGTCACTGATCAATATGATTTAGTAAAACGGTGCATTGAACGTATCTTTCACCCCTATAAGGAACATCTCACAATGACTTACGCCAGAGATGTTACTTTACAAGCACTCTGCGAAATTAAATCACGCGAATGCAATATTAACGCAACAATCCACCCTAGCTATTTATCATCACATGCCTTCTTTATAAGAAGCTCGGGCAGCAAAAAAGAGTGGATAGTACCTCTTGCTAATTTAATGCCATATGTGCCGCGAATAGACTTAATCAGCGAATTTGAACGTGGTGGCGAGCGCTTACCTGGTTATGAACCATTTTTTGGCTAGGCCCGCCATGCGCGTCGAACTTCATCAAATCATCACCCAACGCTTACTAGCTGACTATGGCTTTAAGGTTAAGCCGTCATGGCTACAGCATGGCATTTGTCCGGCATGTGGAAAAAAAGAACTTTATACGCATGCGGATAACCCTTGGGTGTTACGTTGTGGCCGGTTAAATCATTGTGCTTGGGAGGGCCACGTTAAAGAAATTTATGCTGATCTCTTTAATAGTTGGTCTGAGCGTTTTCCGTTAGCCAACAATAATCCACATGCAGCGGCTGATGCGTATATGCATTATGCGCGAGGCTTTGATCTTAAGCGCATTAAAGGTTGGTATACGCAAGGTCAGTATGACTCGACAACGCTCAACGCCAGGAGTGCGACGGTACGTTTTACCGTCGGTGAGACGTTCTGGGAAAGATTGATCGATCAACCAGAGCGGTTCGGCAAAAAAGCCAACTTCAAGCCAGGTGGGCGTTATGCGGGGTTGTGGTGGCAGCCGCCTACGTTAGAGCTAATGAAGGTTGAAGAGCTGTGGTTAGTCGAAGGCATCTTTGATGCGATTGCGTTAGCGCATCATGATATCGCCGCGGTGGCTTTGTTGTCGTGCACGAATTACCCGGAGCAGGCGCTTAATGAATTGTTGGCGCTGCGCCAAAGTAATCGGCCCAGTTTAATTTGGGCGCTCGATAATGACGCAGCAGGACAAAAAGGCATCTTGAAAGGCATCCATCAAGCACGCAAAGCAGGCTGGACATGTGAAGCGGCGCAGATTCCTCAAATCACGAAAGGTAAACTCGATTGGAATGACTTGCACCAGCGCGAACGGCTGACAGAGGCAGATTTAGCTGACTATCGCTATCACGGCGCGTTATTGATTGCCGCCAGTGCGTTAGATAAAGCGCAACTGATCTATCTTAAGCATCGCCAGCGCACCTTTATCTTCGATTACGAGCGGCGCCTATATAGCTTCAAGATTGATACAGACCGCTTCGAGTCAGCCAAAGAAGCCGTACAAGATTGTTCAGAAGAGGAACAACTCAGACAAGCGATACAAAAAGCGGCGACGGTAACGGAGATTGCTAACTGTCTGCCTACCGCGCTCTATTACCAAGCTAACCCGCTCACGGATGAAGCTTGGTATTACTTCCGTATCGATTTCCCCAACGGCCAAACGATTAAAAATACCTTCACCGGCTCGCAAGTCGCCTGCGCCAGTGAATTTAAAAGAAGATTACTCGCCATTGCACCAGGGGCTTTTTATACGGGCAACAGCAGCCAACTCGACCGCTATTTAAAAGACCAGATGGCCGATATCCGTTCGGTGAAAACCATCGATTTTATTGGCTATCATCGGGAATACGGTTGTTATGTCTTCCATGACGTCGCAGTTAAAAACGGCCTCATCTATCGCCTTAACGAAGAAGATTTTTTTGAACTTAGCAAACTCAGTATTAAAACGCTGAACCAATCAACCACACTCAGCCTTGCGCAAGATACTCAATCCGCCTCTTATGATTGGCTCAATGCGCTCTGGCTTTGCTTTGGGGCGAAAGGAATCATTGCGCTTGCGTTTTGGTTAGGCTCGCTCTTTGCCGAACAGATTCGTGCCGAACAAAAAAGCTTTCCCTTTCTTGAGGTGGTAGGAGAGCCTGGGGCCGGTAAATCCACGTTGATTGAGTTTTTATGGAAACTTTTAGGAAGGCGAGATTATGAAGGGTTCGACCCTTCTAAATCCTCCCTCGCGGCGCGAGCGCGTAACTTCTCGCAAGTGTCTAATTTACCCGTGGTGCTTATTGAAGCTGACCGCAGCGACGAAACCAAATATAAAATTTTTGATTGGGATGAACTGAAGACCGCCTATAACGGGCGCAGTGTCAGAGCCACCGGCGTTAAGAATAGCGGCAATGATACCCGCGAGCCACCTTTTCGCGGGGCCATTGTGATTAGCCAAAATAGCCCAGTTGTGGCAAGTGAAGCGATACTGCAACGGCTCGTGTCGTTGTATTTTGATCGGGCGACGCAAACCGCCGAAACCAAAGCACAGGCCGAAAGTTTAGAGCGCGTCACACCTGAACAAGTCAGCGGGTTTATGCTAGCTGCGCTTACGCGGGAAACAATCATCCTCAAAAAGCTGAGTGAGTGCGCCCCCATTTATGAGACTCAGCTCCAGGCCCACCCATCGATATATAGCCTCCGCATTGCCAAAAATCATGCTCAGCTGATGGCACTCATTGATGCGCTCGAATTTATTGTTCCTTTGTCTGTTAATCAAAAGGATGCGGCACAGGCGCAATTAATCGACATTGCCATTCAGCGGCAACAAGCGATTAGCGCTGATCATCCTATTGTGCAGGAGTTTTGGGACACTTTCGATTATCTCGAACGAGATGCAGAACACTCACTCAATCATGCCCGAGAATCAGATTTAATCGCTATCAATCTCAACGACTTTGCCAAAGTCGCGGCATTGCAGCAGCAAAAAATCCCCTCGTTACTCGAACTCAAACGCTATTTGCGCGACAGTCGCAGGCGTAAATTTGTTGAAGTTAAAACGATGCGTTCCACTTTGCAAAGAGTGGATTTATCCCTTAGAAGCACACCCGAAATATTGAAGTGTTGGATTTTTAAACGAGAGCAAGAATGAAAACAAACTCGTCTACTGAACTGGATGAAGGCAACGAGAAAGCTATCTCAACGTTAGAAGTTATCGGCGTCAAAGAAGCGGCCAAACTCTTACGTGCTCACGTGCAAACCGTTTGCCTAAAAGCCAAAAAAGGAGAAATCCCAGGCCGAAAAGTTGGCAGAGGCTGGGTTTTTTCAGTGCTTGCCCTACAGCGCTATCTTGATGGAGAATTCAGCCCGCGAGTTATGCAGGGCGATCAACTGAATGGAGGTAAAACATGTCGCTCTACAGACCCAAAAAAAGTCCAAACTATTATTACAAACTCTACTGTCCAGCAACTGGAAAAGTGTTACAGGGAAGCACTGGCACCGCGGACAAGGCCAAAGCGCAAGAACTCCACGATCGCTTAAAGGTGGATTTGTGGAACCAGGCGAAGCTTGGCGAAAAGCCGAAGTATCTCTGGCAACATGCTGTTGGAGAGTATTTAACAGAGCGGGAAGAGCAAAGCAGTATAGGTACGACCATAGGAAGATTACGCTGGTTACAGCCCTGGTTAGAAGATATAGCACTGGTCGATATTAATCAGGAGCTAATTAGCAAAATCAAAGCTGCTAAGCAAAACGACATCGTGCATATTAGGGGTAAACATGGCTTCAAAAAAAGCACAAACCGCAAAGTTCGACCGGCTACGGTTAACCGTGTATTAAAAGTGATATCAGCCGTTTTAAAAGTAGCGCTTCGCAAGGGATGGTTAGATCAAGTCCCTAAAATTACTTTCCTAGCTGAACCTAAAAAGCGCATTCGTTGGCTGACTCCACAAGAGGCAGAAAGGCTTTTATCTTTATTACCTCCCCATTTGGCGGCTATGGCGCAGTTCTCATTAGAAACTGGCTTACGGCGAGCCAATGTTACGGGTTTGGAATGGTCGCAAATCGACCTAGTAAGAAAAGTTGCTTGGATCCATCCAGATCAGGCAAAAGCGCGTAGGGCGATAAGCGTTCCTCTCTCTGATGCAGCAATTGAAGTATTAATGCGTCAGCGGAAGAATAGGCGGGATACTGATCATATCGCTAGCGTCTTTGTTTATAAAGGTAGATCGATTAAGGAGACGTCTACTAGAGCTTGGTACGAAGCGCTAAAAGCGGCAGGCATTAAAGATTTTAGGTGGCATGACTTAAGACACACATGGGCGAGTTGGCATGTTCAACGGGGTACGCCTTTGTATGTACTTAAAGAGTTGGGGGGATGGGAAACACTAGAGATGGTGCAGCGGTATGCGCATTTATCTTCAGCGCACCTAGCGCAATGGGTTCAATCTCATACGAATTTTGAGCTTCGTACAGAGCAAGCTGCATTCTCTGAGAGAGCTATGGCTTAG